ACGCACACAACGATCCAAATAAGGGAGATAAATAATGGACAATGTAAAAGACTTTGTAAGTTCAATTGCATCAGGCGACAACCTTGCGGCGGAGACACATTTTAATAATGCACTCGCAACTAAGGTTGGGGATGCTTTAGAAACAAAAAGACAAGACGTGGCACAAACCTTTGTGACACACCATATTTCAGATACAAAGGTAGAAGAAGATAGTGAGTAAAACTCTTTCGCAGTTCAAACAGAACTTACCAGAGAAAGATGAGCATAAATCATCTAAGGAGTATAAGAAGTTATCTCCAGCGATGAAGAAGGCTATTGATGCTATATTCAAGGAAATGGATGCGAAACCCACAGATTTCCTAAATACTTTTGACAAAACAATAAATAGTGTTTCCAAGAAGTTCAAAGTTCCGCATAAGGCACTTATGGACTATTTTGAAAAAGAAATGCTAACAATTTAGGAAGAATGACATGAAAATAATCGGAGCAGAAGAAGCACTCGCTACTGGGGCAACCAAAGGTAAAACTGCAACTGCACATTATGTTTTTAATAATGGTTCAAAACAAGCAGTTACAATTAGAAATGCTGATGATGACGGTGACACTGGTTCAATTAGAATTAATGCAAATGCTGGTGTCGTTATTCACACTGATATTGGAGTAGGAATGCGTGGAGCAACCTCTCTTTTTATCACACCAGTTGTAAGTTCGGGGTATTAATATGAAACTAATCGCCGAACAAATCCAAGAAGTAGAATACATCACCGAAGCCAAAGAGGACGGTGGTAAAGACATGAAGATTCGTGGAATTTTCATGCAGGCAGACATGAAGAACCGTAATGGTCGTGTCTACCCAATGAACGTGTTAGCTAAAGAAGTTGCACGTTATAACAAAGAATTTGTTGCTGAAGGTCGTGCGTTTGGGGAACTGGGTCATCCAGAAGGCCCTACTGTCAATCTTGACAGGGTATCGCATATGATTACAAAACTGGAAGCTGATGGAAAGAACTTTATTGGTGAGGCGAAACTGCTCTCTACTCCAATGGGGGAAATAGCGAAAGCATTAATTAAAGACGGTGGTAAACTTGGTGTCTCTTCAAGAGGTATGGGTTCTATTGAGTCTAGAAGTGGTGCGAATTATGTGAAAGACGATTTTTATCTTGCCACTGCGGCAGATATTGTTGCAGACCCATCTGCACCTCAAGCCTTTGTAGAAGGAATTATGGAAGGTAAGGAATGGATTTGGAACAACGGAATACTCAAAGAAGTTGAGATTGCCGAAATCCACGATGAAATCAATGAGTCTGTAAGACGTAGACAGTCAAATGTTTCCGCACTTGCATTCGCAAAATTTCTGTCAAAACTTTAATCATTATAAATATGTTAATAAACAACCAAGGAGAAAATCCCAATGTCAGAACTAGATAAGACAATTGAGGAACTAGAAGCGGAAGTCTCAGCAGAACTTGCTGAAGCATCAAGCCCTAAAGACGGCGCTGCAAAAGGTGACTCAATGGAAAAACAAGAAGGTGATGTTGAAGATTTGGGTAAAGCTGTCGATGATCCAGAATCAAAAGACAGTGCTGGTAAGAAGGCTGCTGCTAAAGTTAAGAAAGCTGCAGAACCTGCTGTCGGTGCAACCAAAGAAGAAACAGAACTTGCTGAAGATGATGCAGAAGCATTAGAAGAAGCAAAAATGACTAAAAAGGAAACACTTGCTGCAATGTATTCAGAAATGGAAAAAATGAATGCAAGTACTCTTAAAGCGTCATATGACAAAATGATGGCAAAAGAAGAAGAAGAAAAAGAAGAAGAGTCAGTGGAAGTTGACGAATCTACTTTGGAAGATCGTCTTGCCTCAGTAGATGTCTCAGAAGATATTACTGCACTAGTTAATGGTGAAGAAATTTCTGAAGAGTTCAAAGAAAAAGCATCTACAATCTTTGAAGCTGCTATTAAATCAAAACTTCGTTCAGAAGTTGAGAGAATTGAATCTGCAAAGGTTCAAGAAGTTGCTGAAGAGACAAACAGAATTCACAGTGAGTTGACCGAAAAAGTTGACGCATATATGGGTTATGTAGTTGAAGAATGGATGAAAGAAAACGAAATTGCGATTGAACGTGGTCTCAAAGGCGAGATTGCAGAAGATTTCATTTCTGGACTTAAATCTCTTTTCGAAGAGCATTATATCGATGTTCCAGATGAAAAGTACGACATCTTAGGAAGTCAAGCAGAAAAGCTTGATGACTTAGAAGCCAAACTTAATGAACAAATTGAGAAGTCTGCTGAATTAAAGAAAGCAAACAATCAACTGGTTCGTGAGTCTGTTTTTGCAGAGGTTGCTTCAGACTTGGCTGACACTGAAGCTGAGAAATTTAAAGCTCTTGCAGAAGATGTTGATTTTACTGATGAAGATACTTTCAGAAGTAAACTTGACACGCTTAAGGAAAATTATTTTCCAAAGGCAACGACTGTCGCTGAATCTGTAGATTCCGAATCAGATGGTTCAGAATCTTACGATACAACTGGTGCTATGAGTGCTTATATGAGTGCAATTAGTAGAAATGTAAAGCGAGGTAAGATTTAAGCTGCGGAAGATTTTATCTATCAAAGCTTAACTTCTTATAAATATTATTAGAAAAAAACTCAACAAGGAGAAATAAAAATGTTTCAAACTGAACATTTACAGGAAAAGTGGAATCCAGTTCTAGAACACAATGATCTACCAAAGATTAATGATTCTTATCGTAAGGCTGTAACTACTGTTATCCTAGAAAACCAAGAAAAAGCACTTCGTGAGGACTCTGCGTTCTTATCAGAAGCTGCACCAACATCAAACACAGCAGGCGCTGCAAACTGGGATCCGATCATGATCTCACTAGTTAGACGTTCTATGCCAAACCTCATCGCATACGATGTGGCAGGTGTACAACCAATGACAGGCCCTACTGGACTGATTTTTGCTATGCGTTCACGTTACACTAACCAAAGTGGTACAGAAGCTTTCTATAACGAAGCAGACTCTGACTTCTCTGGTGCTGGTACACAAGCAGGTACTAACCCAGCGATTCTTAACGATTCGCCAGCTGGTACTTATACTGGTGGTACTGGTATGACTACTGCTGCTGCAGAAGCATTGGGTGACGCATCAAACAATGCATTCTCAGAAATGTCTTTCTCAATTGAAAAACAAACTGTTACTGCAAAGTCACGTGCTCTAAAAGCAGAATACACAATGGAATTGGCGCAAGACCTTAAAGCAATCCACGGCTTGGATGCTGAAACAGAACTTGCAAACATTCTATCTGCTGAAATCCTAAACGAAATCAACCGTGAAGTTATCCGTTCAATCTATGTAACTGCTAAACCAGGCGCACAGACTGATACTGCTACTGCTGGTACATTCGATATGGACGTTGACTCTAACGGACGTTGGAGTGTTGAGAAGTTCAAAGGCCTTATGTTCCAACTTGAAAGAGATGCGAACGTAATTGCTCAAGAAACTCGTAGAGGTAAAGGTAACGTAATTATCTGTTCTTCAGATGTTGCATCTGCACTTCAAATGGCTGGTGTATTAGATTACACTCCTGCTCTTAACAACAACTTGAATGTTGATGACGCTGGTAACACATTCGCTGGTGTACTTAACGGACGTTTCAAAGTGTATATCGACCCATACTCAGCAAATGCTGATGCGAAACAGTACTACACTGTTGGTTATAAAGGTACTTCACCTTATGACTCTGGTCTTTTCTACTGCCCATATGTTCCATTACAAATGGTTCGTGCGGTTGGTGAAAACACATTCCAACCTAAAATTGGTTTCAAAACTCGCTACGGCTTGGTTGCGAACCCATTTGCTGGTGGTGCGACTGCTCGTGCTGGTGTGTTGACTGCTAACGACAACGTATATTACAGAAGAGTACAAGTTACTAACATCATGTAATAAGAAATCGGTTAACGATTCTGAAAAGGGGGAACTTCGGTTCTCCCTTTTTTTTTGGTCGCTATAAATAGTATTATGAAAAGGAATAAGATATGGCTTTAACAACTGCAATAGAAAGACAACCAGATAACTTTGACTTGGCACGTGCCTCACAGTTTAAGTTTGATATTCTAAAAGTACCGAATACGACATACTTCGCACAGGAGATTAATCTGCCTGGCATCGCATTTTCTGGTGATGCAATTATGAATACTCGTTATAAAGCAATGCCATTCATGGGTGACACCTTGGATTTTAGTCCATTAGAACTTACCTTTCTAGTTCAAGAGAACTTAAAAAATTACAGAGAAATACACGATTGGATGACAGGAATAGGATTTCCAATTAGTCCAGAACAATTCGCAAAAGCAATTAAAGACACAGATACAAAAGACATAGGCAACGCAGGCAAGGGTAATGTTACTAACCCTTCAGTTATGACAAGTGATGCGACCTTGACTATATTGACAAATAAGAACAATCCCAGTATACAAGTGAAGTTTCGGAATATATATCCGACTTCACTTTCTGGACTTCAGTTCGATACTAAAGATACTGCAACTGAAGGATTAACTGCAAGTGTGACGTTCAATTATGACGTTTACGAATTAGCAGTATTATAAATAAGTATGAGCAGATACGGTGAACTTTAACACCAAACCATGAGTCTCAGCAGTACAGAGAAAATTTAGAACTGAAAGTTCCAACCAATCTCTGCTCAACTTTTATTATTAGGATGTGATATATTATGACACTAGAAGAACTACAGCAACAAGCTGAAAAAGACTTGAAGATGGATGACTTAGAACTTGGAGATGAATCTCTGAAGTCTGCATCTCTTCATCAAAAATACCTCACCATATACAATACCTTTAGACAACTCGTTTTAATGAACGAGGGAACTTATCGTGTACTCTATCGAAAGAAATGGGAGTACTACGGTGGTAAGTCTGACCCTACCGTATATCGTGATAACCCTTTCGACCATAAGATATTAAAAGTTGACATCCCCATTTACTTGGAATCGGATGAAGAACTTATTAAAGCAAAGCAGAAAGTTGAATATTACAAGATGTGTACTGACTCATGTGAACGTATACTCAAACAAATCCAATCTAGAGGATGGGATATCAAAAACGCAATTGAATGGCGTAAGTTTGTAGACGGTGCTATCTAGTGACTCAAGTTACCAAGAAGGATGAAGTATTCCTACAAGTGGATACTGAAGCTTCAACCGCAAGGTCGTTATCAGAACATTTTACATTTGAAGTGCCAGGCGCTAAGTTTATGCCTGCGTATCGCAATCGTATTTGGGATGGTAAGATAAGATTATTTTCTCCACAGAACGGAGAGTTATACCTTGGACTACTTTCATATTTAGAAAAGTGGTTAGAGGATTGGGATGAACCATATGAAATAAGTGAGGAACTTAAAGATGAAAAAGAAATTAGCAGAGAAGTCTTGGAAGGATTCATTACGAGTCTTAAACTTAAAAGTAGAAATCAACCAATACATCCAAGGGACTACCAAATTAATGCCGTGGATTATGCAATCAGAAAACATCGTGCTTTACTTCTTAGTCCTACTGCATCTGGTAAATCACTTATCATCTATATTCTCGTAAGATATTACGAGTTACTTTTACAGCAACAAGATAACGACAAGATACTTATTCTTGTTCCAACAACATCTTTAGTAGAACAGATGCACTCTGACTTTCTTGACTATGGATGGGATGAAAAGTATTTACAGAAGATATACAGTGGACATGATAAGAACGTATCTAAGAAAGTTGTTATATCTACATGGCAATCTATCTATAAATTTCCAAAGAAATACTTCTCTCAGTTTGGGTGTGTTATTGGTGATGAAGCTCATTTATTTAAAGCAAAGTCCTTGACAAATGTTCTAACTAAACTAGATGTATGTAAGTACAGGTTTGGGTTGACAGGTACACTTGATGGTATGCAAACACACAGATTAGTTCTTGAAGGACTATTCGGTTCACTAAATAGAGTAGTATCCACAAAAGAACTTATTGACAAAAAGACACTTGCTGAATTTGATATCAAAGCATTGGTATTGACATACTCAGAAGAAGAGTGTAAACTTGTCAAAAAGATGAACTATCAAGATGAGATGGACTTTATTGTCACTCATCAAAAGAGAAATGAATTCATTAGGGATTTAACTCTCAATCTCAATACTAACACATTAGTATTGTTCCAGTATGTAGAGAAACATGGAAGTGTTCTCTATGATATGATTAATACTTCTGCTAAAGACAGGAGAGTATTCTATGTCTTTGGCGGTACAGACACTCAGACTCGTGAACAAATTAGAGAAATTACAGAAAAAGAAAAGAATGCAATCATTGTTGCGTCTTATGGTACTTTTAGTACTGGTATCAATATTCGGAATCTCCATAACATCGTGTTCGCAAGTCCAAGTAAGTCCAGAGTTCGTGCCTTGCAATCGATTGGCCGTGGACTGCGTAGGAGTGATACTAAAGATGCCGCTACCCTCTTCGATTTAGCAGATGACCTTTCTCACAAAAGTAAAAGAAACTTTACTTTAAACCACTTCTTAGAACGAATAAATATATACAATGAAGAGCAATTCGATTACACTATCAATAGGATAAAAATCAAATGACAGAATACAAAATACTAAAACTTTTAAGTGGTGAAGAAATTATTTGTAATCTCATAGCTGATGAACATCCAAGAACTTTTGAAATTCAATCTCCTTTACAGATTTCAGTTGTCCCAAAAGTAACAAAGTTTGGAATAGACGAATCAGTGTCTTTAGTAAGATGGATACATTTTTCTGAGGAGAATACCTATAATATAGATAAAAGCAAAGTAATGATTATCACAAATGCTTCTACGGGCTTGTCTAAGTTTTATGAACATTGTGTAATGAGGATGAACGCAGATATTGATGTCGTTGAAAGAGAACCGACAGATGCCGAACTAATGGGTATTGAAGAAGATGAATGGGATGAAGAGTATGGAGAAGTACTTACTAAGACTTTACATTAGNTCTATAGTTCTATTCATTCTCATACCCTACATAGCTAATATACCAAGTTGTCAAGAGATTAGCAAGAGATTTTTGAAATAAATTTAAATTAATTAAGCTATTGACATATCTGTAGAAATCTGTATAATGGTTAATAAGTTGCATAAAAACATGCATACAATGTGGAGTTAAATATATGGCTAAAAAGAAATCGGGTGCTCATTATGTTAATAACAAAGAGTTCCTAGAGGCGATGACAGAATGGAAAGAGCAATGCAAAGATGCTGAAGCGCAAGGTGACCCACGACCACCTGTGTCTAATTACATTGGGGAATGTTTCCTAAAGATTGCAAACCACCTTTCATATCGTCCAAACTTTATAAATTACACTTACAGAGATGAAATGATTTCTGATGGTATTGAAAACTGTCTACAGTATTGTAGTAACTTCAATCCAGAAAAGAGTAATAATCCTTTTGCTTATTTTACGCAAATTATCTATTATGCGTTTATTCGTAGGATTCAAAAAGAAAAGAAACAACAGCACGTTAAACACAAGATTATCGAAAATATGAATGTAGACATTCTAATGGACGGTGATAGTGAACAGGGTGTGTTTGTGGATTATCTACAAAAGAATTTCCTACCCCCAGAAGCAGTTTACAAACCTAAAAAGAAAAAGAAGAGTGAACCAAAAGGACTTGAAAAATTTTATGATGAACAAGGTGAAGAGATAATAGATGAAAATAGCGCTGATAACTGATACCCATTTCGGCGCCCGAAACGATAACTTATCATTTAACGANTACTTNTACGAATTCTGGGAGAAAGTATTTTTTCCTTACGTTGAAGAGAATGGTATTGATACAGTTATCCATTTGGGTGATGTTATGGATAGACGTAAGTTTGTATCCTACAAGATAGCACAAGACTTCCGACAAAAATTTATTCAAAAGTTTGTAGATAAAGGTATTACCCTTCACATGATGGTGGGTAATCACGATACATTCTATAAGAATACTAATGATGTTAACTCTCTTGCAGAACTTGTAGAGGGTAGATATCCTAAGATGTTTGTATACCCAGAAACGACAACCGTTGAGTTTGATGGCACACCTATATGTTTTATTCCTTGGATTTGTCCAGACAACTATGGACACACAATGGAACACATTAAGGATACCAAGGCACAAGTTGCAATGGGACACTTAGAGATTAATGGTTTCGAAATGCACGCTGGACACTTTGCAGAAGGTGGGTATGATAAACAATTTCTAAGAAAGTTTGATACAGTATTCAGTGGTCACTT